ATTATTAATATACTGAATATTCTAATTCCACTGTAAATCTACCTGCTGTAATATCAGCATTAATTGCTGTAGTAGAAAATGCATATAAGTATTTACTAGCTATAGCCGCAGTTACGTTTGGAACGAATATGTGATAATTACCTGCTGTGTTATTCAAGTTAACATCAATCTCAGTAACTGATTGTGTAGCACTTAATTGTTCGTTAAATGAAGTAACACCTGCTCCAACAATTTCTGTTCCAGATGAAACAGCAGAGTTGGTAGCTGTACCACTTGTAGCACTTAAAGATAAACCACCAACAAGAGTTTCTCCTGCCGCAGTTGTAATGCCAATTAATGCTCTGTGAATAAAAAATTTAGAAGGGGTTACTAAGTCGTCTGGTGCATCGGTATTCAGAGTTCCTAATTCCACAAGAACATCGCCATCGCCATAAGCTGTTGTAGCAGCGTTTGTTGATGCTAGAGTTCCCGCAAAAGATTGAAACTTGTGAGTTCCAAGTGCAACCAGTTGTCCTGTTGAGTTAATATTAACTCCAGTTTCCGTAATGGCACCAGTACCAGAGGCTTTGTTAATTACTTTAAAACCTGTCTCTGACCTTACCGCACCACTAAAAGTTGTATTAGCCATTTTAATTCTCCGTAGCTAAATCATACCATCGCTTCTACGATTGTCTGCTAGGGCAGTTGGCATGATTGATTAATCCTAGAAAATAAAAGGGGGGTATAAAACCCCCCTAGTTCGTACTTTACTACGCTCCCGGTGAGCCAAAGATAGCTCTCCAGTCAGACCATCCGAAAGAATATCTTTCAGAAGCCTTGAAACGCATGTTTCCTGTTTCAAAGTCTGGTTCCATAGAAGTTTTTAAACTTCTTCTTTGGAACATTTTAAGACCAGAATTGATAAGGTCTGTTAAAATGAACCACGCATCAGTGTCAGTGAGGTAATGATTTACCGCATATCCTTGTGGAAGGATATTCATTGACCTAGCTGCGTTGATATCATTGTCAGCAGTACCAACTCTCAAGTCACTTTTCAGAATTCTCTGAGCAGTGAATGCTGTGTCTTTTGGTATTACTAGCTTACGAGCGTTAACCGCAACTGGGACGTTTCTGTCATCCACAAAACCACCAATCGAAATGATTGCTGATTCCAGTGAAGATTCAGAAAAATCGGCTGCTGTTGACGGCTCATTGGCAAGATTTCCTGCTTCCAAAGTTGGGTGTGCTGTATCCATAAGTGGTTTTGCATCCCCTCCAGTGTAGCTTGAGCTAAATCCATTGTTTAGGACGTTAGCTGCTTTCACTTGCTTAGTGTAAGCCATAGAACGTGCTAAAGCAGCAGTGTACCGTTTTGATAATGTGTCATAAAGATTATCTTCCACAGCTTCCTCAGTAACTGAGAATGCTAGGGCGATAGTTTCATGCACATACCGTGCAGTCCATTGCTCTGAAGCAGTGTCATATTCAATAGAACCACCTTCTGCTTTAGTCGGTGCAGCCCCGAAGCCCGTAAGTAGAGTTTCCTCTTCAAACGCTCTGTCTGAGCTTTCTTCTGTGAATATTTCAGCGTGTTCACGTTCCCATCGTTTGTACTCCATTCCAAATAAGGCGTGGAGACCGGGTTCCAACTCTTTAACGAGTTGGCTTCTATTAATAGCCATAATTTTCTCCTATACCTTATACGCCTGCCGTACCTTGGTCGTGTCCAATCAGTTCATGTTCCCATATCACTGCTTCCAACACGCCATTAGTACCATAGGCATTTTTTGGTTCGTTATACAATCCGAGAATTCGCATACCTGCTGTACCCGTTCCTGTCGTGCCATTAATCTCAAAGGCAGATTGACCTGTTACGGTACTACCTGTACCTGCAACGTGGTCTGCTAAATTGCCGATGTCGGCAAAGTCAGCACTGCCAGAAGATTGAATAGCCCAAACAATATTAGGGTCGTCATACACATAAGCGGTGACATCGCCATCGTTTAGTGTAGCTGTTCCGGTGGGCCAATATCTCTTGAAGACTTTTGAACCATCAGACGCAGTATAACTACAGCCAGCGAATACGCCTAGTAATCTGTTTCCTGCTGCTGCCACTTGGATATATCCAGTAGCCGCAAGTTTCACGAAATCACCAGTAAAAACATTTGCTGCGTATTCTTTAACTATTTTATACTCGTTTGCTCTGATAGTGCCTCCAGTGAGATGTCTTACTGGCCTTGCACCGAAAGCGGCGTCTACGTTTGCCATAATATTTCTCCTGTATAAAAGTTAAAACCCCCAACAAGAAAATTTAGTCTTACTCTGTTTTTTTACCAACAGAGGAAGAACTTTTACGCTGTTGCGTTATGGGCATGGATGGATGTTGTTCCTTCAAGACATCCGCATCAACGGCTCGTGTCTGCTGTCTAGTCCTATTTTGAAAATAGTCCCTTTTAGCGTCAGCCATTTCAATCGGTATCTTAGCGAGAACTAAATCTCCGTGTCCAATCACTCCTGCGTACTTTCCAGATTCATGCATGGGGACATCGAAATCGGGGTGTTCCTCTTTTTTAACGAATTCATATCCCTCACGTTTCCGCTTGGATATGTTTCGAGCATCATCCTCCCCACCCGCACTCACTCGTAGCCATCGGTATTTGATGCCGTCAACCTTTGGCTTGGGTGCATCTAGATATGAAGGAGGTGTATAGGTTACTTTTCGTTTCGGATGAGACCTAGATGCGGTCTCCTCTGACGGTGTTTTTATATTTTTATTGGTCATTTGTGTTCCTCACAAACTTGGCATATTCATTTTGTGGCACACCCAGTTTCTTGGCCATTGCCAATTGGCCTTGAGTCAGTTTGACCCTCTTAGGTGCGGATGGTGCACGAGTTACACTCGCTACGACTTGCTTTGGTTTTGAATTTGTCTTCATGGAAGGAAACGCATCCCCTATTCGCTTGTCGAGTTCTGAGTAATAATCCTCAGAGGAAGGATTGTATCCCTCCATTTTTAACTGTGCGTCTATGGCATAAGCTGCCCCTGTCCTTGGGGCGTCATCACCAAACCAAGTATTTGATTGTGCCCATTGTAGGGCTCTTGGGTCTGGTTGAACTGCCTGCTGTGGAGCCTGCATCTGAGCAGGTTGAACACTTGGATAACTCGGTTCCGCTACGGGTTCCGTGTCTTCAAACAAATGTTTTTGTTGCTCAAGTGATTTCAGTTCCACTTTTGCATCCGCTATGGATTCAGCCGCCTCCAGCATTTTGCCAGAGTCACCCGATTCATAGGCAGACGTGTGTTCAGAGCGAGCTTTTTCCAAAAGTTTTTTTGCCGACCCCAATTGGGAGTCGTAATAGTTCTTTTGTAGTTTAGTATAATCCTTATTTAAGGTGTTCGTTTTCTTTAACTCAGATTCGAGTTGTTGAACACGACCGTAATACTGGTTTCTCTCTTGCTCATAGGCACTAGATTTTTTTACTAGTTCATCTATTCTGCGTTGAAGTCTTGATTTCTTTTTGGGAGCCTCTTCCTCTTCCTCATCGGATTTGGCTTCGACTTCCTCTTTCTCCTCTTCAACTTTCGCTTCCTGAGGCTCATCCTCATCAGCGTCTGCTGCTTCCGTTGGCTCTTCGATTGCCTCAAGTTTATCTAACGCTTCTTCGTCATCAAACTTCTTGAGTTTCTCTTCTCTGCCTTCTTCCACAACTTGCATCGGCTTCTTTTTACTAGCCGAAGTATCGTGTACTATTTGCATAGGTATCTCCTAAGAATAAAAAAAGCCACCGAAATGGTGGCCTTCTGCATAGCTATAAAGCTACTAATTAAATGAAATAATTAACTTATCTCAGTTATATCTGGGACTACTCCCAGAATCTCGTCATCGTTCATTATGCGGAGTTCCGCCTGACCGAATTTAAACCTGTGTCCTGCATATTTGCCAAACATGACATAATCGTCAACCTTGCACCAAGGAGCGGACATATCATCCCTGTTGTATGCGTCATTGCCCAATTCAATAACTTTTCCTATTGAGGCAATTGCCCTGTGGTCTTCCACGGACTTGCTTGGTAAATATATACCCATATTTGTTTTGTTTGCGACATCCAGTGTCTTAATCAATATCCTGTGACCTGTTGGCTTTGGATACTTGTCGTTCTTTAATTCTACTTCCTCTAACTTAAAGGTTGTGCTACTCATCGTCTTCCTCAATATGTTTTGAGGATTCTCTTATCAAATCCCTTGCGATTTGCAAACCTCTTAATTCGCCGACAACCTTCTTGTAATTGTTGTCCTCTATCTTTCCCATTGCAAAGGCATCCTTGCGGTCGGTAATTTCCTTTTCAACCTTTGTTGAAACGTGCTTGATGAATTTTGTTATTTCCACCTATACCAATCCACCTTTAAAGTATTTCTTAGCAATGGCTCTGGAGTTAACTGTTCCTCCGTGTTTCTTGCCCATTGGATTGGCTTTGTTTTTAGCTCTAATACGTCTTGCTTTCTCGGCTTTCATG